TTGCGTAGCAGGATCAAACCAAATGGCAATATTTCCACGATTAATGAGAGCTCGGTTATATGAAGACCAATTGGTTGTGCGATAAATTTTTGGTGTCGACTTATTCATTTGAAATTATATTGTGGAATAAGCCTTTAGAGATAGGTTTGTGCAACAAAGCCCATGAAGTTGTGAAAATTGATCGAGATGCAGACTGCTCTAATAGGTACATGGACTGTAAATTAAGTGAGATAGTTGGGGTATCATTGTCAGAACCATTTCTAAGAAAAAATAAAAATGGCTTTGAGCTAAAACTTAAAGGTCAACAAGATCGGATTATCAAAGTACCTTCCGATATGGTAGTTTCATTCTTAGATGGATTGGATGCTGCGAAAAGAAATATTAAGATAGAAAAAAGCACCCTAGGGTGCTTTTTATTTATCAAAAATTACCATGAGCCTTTTTCTTTATCTTCCGTTTTAGGTTCAGAGCTATTTTCATTTTCTTCATCTTTTGGGAAGTAATTAGTTTTCTCTTTATAGAACTTTTTCACATTTGGATATTTCTTGAAAACTGACTCCATGTACTCTTCTTGGTTACCGTTAAGCATTGATTCAAACATACCTGTAATCATTTCCATCATCTTCATAGAATTAGCTAGTTGTTCTTCTAGGATCTGAATCTTTTTGTCCTTTTCAGATTCAGATGAAATTTCTATATTGAGCTCTTCGCCTTTATTTCTATTTTGTTCTTGTTCTTCTAATACTTTAGTTAGCCGCGCTTCTAGCTCTTCAGGCGGCATTTTCAGTGGAGATAATTCAGGTTCTAAGATAAAGCTTCTTTCAAGTCGAGCGATAATATCCGCATTCATAGAGCGCTTATATGCCTTAGCAGATTCAGCCACTTTGTCGCGTAACTCTTCAGACCATCTTAGTTTGTATTGAGGGTCTTTTTGATTCTCGCTCATTTAAATAAACCATATACCGCAAAAATGAAATACTGATCATAAAGTACCATAGAGGTACTTGACAATGGTCGCAAGGAGGTACATATTATGGATGTACCTCCTTGGTGCTATTGTGGAGATAATTATGGCAAAGCAAAATCAACAGCAGTTAAAAATTAGATTTTTTGATGATTCTGATCATTTGAAATTAAAGGAAATTGCTGAAAAAGAGGACCGATCCTTGACCTATGTGGTTAATCAAGCGATTAAACAATTTTTACAAACCAAAGAGAGTGCGAAAGCATGAATATTAAAGACATGAAAAAAGCAGACGTCCGCCAAGATCAATCTGCTTTTTGTTTAACCCACACAAAGGAATTAAACCTATGACAAGTTTAGCACAAAACTTTTTAAACCCAAACAATAAGCCTCTAGTTATTGGTGACTTCACGATTCGCCAAGATGATGAAGGACGTTATTGTTTGAATGATCTACATAAGGCTAGTGGAGATGATAAAAAACATTTCCCTGCATATTTTCTTCGCAACCAACAAACTAAAGATTTAATCGCAGAAATTGAACTATCAAATGTAAATGGTTCAGATTCTGAGCGATATGAGAATTTGCATATCGCTGTAAAAGTAATCAAAGGTGGTTCTGACAAACAGGGTACTTATGTTGTTAAGGAGCTAGTCTATGCCTATGCAATGTGGATTAGTCCTAAATTCCATTTAATGGTGATTCGTGCTTACGATTCACTTGTGATGGAGTGGTTGCTAAATGGCAAACAAACTATCTCACCAGAACAAGCTGGCATTCTTTACAACATTGTTCATACAAGAGCAAAAGGTAATAAAAATTTGATTGTGCAAATGTGGAGTCGCTTAAAGAATCACTTTAAATACTCAGCAAGTTACCGAGAATTGAGAGCGATTCACTTTGAAGATGCTAAGCATTATTTAGAAGTTATGGATTTAAAGGCAAAACCAGAGGAAAAGAAACCTCAAGATCCTTTATTTGATAAAGATGCCTATGAGCTGGTTCGCAAACTTACTGAAGCAGTCATCATAGAAAATGATGAAATCGTTCCAGTTCTGCTTGCTGTAAAAATGCTTGATGTGAAGAAGTTCGCGTATTACTCACACTTAGTAGTGAAAGCGAATGAAGCAGCGCGAGATATTGCTAGATTGTTGGATTTCAGGAACCTACAAAATGAGCCGTTGATCGATGCAGACTGTTCGGTGATAGCCATGTCTAATGGACAAAGATTTCTAGCACGACCGAACTGGTTTAACTGCCCAGCTTAGTAATTATTTTTAAATTAAACAGAGCCCACTCATTTGAGTGGGTTTTTTAATGCCTAGAGGAAAGTAAAGATGGCACAAGAATCCCGTTTGGTCATTGTTATTGATTCGCAAAATGCTGAACGTAATGCGCGTAATCTAGGCAATGAACTGGATAGCATTGAGCGTAAAGGTGATTATGCTTCTAAGTCTATGGATGGCTTATCTGTAGCTACGCGAGCACTAGCTGGGTATATGGCTGGTTTATTAACAGTAGGTTCAGCCATTTCAAAGATGGATACATATACTGGACTACAAAACCGCCTTAAGTTGGTCACTAATAATCAAGTTGAACTAAATAAAGCTACGGAAGACACTTTCCGAATTGCTCAAAAAACCTATTCAGCTTGGGATTCAGTTTTACAGGTTTACCAACGCTTTAGTGATAATGCCAAAACCTTAAATCTCACTATGGATGACACTGCTCGACTAACTGAAACAGTATCAAAAGCAGTTGCGATCAGTGGTGCAAGCGCAGAAGCTGCTGATGCAGCTTTAGTCCAATTTGGGCAGGCTTTAGCAAGCGGCACATTACGTGGTGAAGAACTTAACTCTGTAATGGAGCAAACACCAGCACTAGCAAAAGCTATTGCTCAAGGTATGGGGATTACCGTAGGAGAGTTGCGTTCAGTAGCTGCTGAAGGAAAAATCACTTCACAGGAAATCGTTAAAGCGCTTAAAAATGTTCAAAATGATGTAGATGCATTATTTGCTAAAACTGATATCACAATCGGGCAGTCTCTCACACTCCTAAACAACGAGATCACAAAATTTGTTGGCGAAGCAGGTAAGGGAAGTGGTGCGGCACAGGTATTAGCTGGATCAGTTCAAACTCTTGCAAGTAATTTAGATTTAATTGCTGATGGGGCTTTGGTCGTTGGTATTGGTTATATAACTCGTGCAATTTTGATTAAGAGCGCTGCTATTAAAGAGGGAATGGCTTCAACTTTAGCGAGCCGCCAAGCATCTGTATTAAATGCTCAAGCAGAATATGCAGAAGCTACCGCTGCTTTGAATGCAGCAAAAGCTCATCTCGCGAATGTGCGAGCAACAAATGCAGAAACCCAAGCTAAATTTGGAGCAACTGCGGCAGCAACTCGATACGCACAAGCACAGGCAGCAGTAACTGCTGCTACAAATGCACAAACTGCTGCGCAAACACGCCTCTCAGCAGCTTCTTCTTTAGTTGGTAGTATTGGTAGCCGAGCATTAGGACTTATCGGGGGTCCAATTGGAGCAATTACCTTAGGTGTATCCGCTCTGGCTGCAACTTACACTTATTTTAAAGGTAAGGCAGAAGAAGCGAATAGAACTCTCGCTGAACAAGCCGAAGTGGCTAACCGTACTGCTGAAGAATTAAAAGGCTTAAAAGGTGAGGCAAAAACCAAAGCTATTAATGACTTAACAACGGCTTTTAAAGCTCAAAATGAGGAGTTGAAAAAAACAGAAATGGCTGTTGGTTCAGCTTTAATTGATATTCAAAACTACGGTAAAGGTAATGTTGAACTTACAAGGATTTCTAATGAAGCTCGATTGGGCACGATTAGCTACAAGGAGGCTATGGAGCAACTTGCTAAGCAGAAGTTACCCCCAAGCCTAAGAGATGCATTAAAGGAGCAAATCGACAAATATAATGAAGCTTATGAAAAGGCTGATAAGACCAAAACAGCCATTAAATTGTTTGGTATTGAAGTTACCTTAACGGGTAATAAAGCCCAAAATGCAGCAATTGAGCAACAGAAGCATGCTGATGCTATCAAGAATACAAAACAGGCTGCAGATGAGGCTCAAAAGTCTTTACAGAAATTGTATGCAGATAAATTGTGGGATACGCAATTTGTCGAGATAGTAATGAAAAAAGGTTTTTCTGAGTCTCAGGCTAATGATTTACTGAAGCTTTATAAAGATTCATTAGCTAAGGGTCTTAAGGCAGCAGACCGAGAGGCTATGAAAGCATTAACGGATACTTGGAAAGCAGAAGAATCAATCAAAGCCATCACGGATGCTAGAACTGATTCTATACGTGAGCAAAACAAGGAGCTTAAAAATCAGCAAAAAGTACTAAGTGTAAATGCGAAAGTCCTAGCGAATGCTTCAAAATTCGGCTTTGCAGATCTAGAGTCTAAATACAAACTTCCATCAGGAACATTATCCGCGATTCATATGATCGAATCGAAAGGTAATGCAAAAGCCTATAACAAAGAAACCGGGGCGACTGGTGGATTTCAGTTTCTCGAAGGTACTGCCAAGCAATATGGCGTAAAAGACCGCACTGATTTAGCACAGTCTGCTGAAGGTGCGGCTAAGTACATGTCTTATCTTTTGAAGCTTTTTAAAGGTGATTTAGAAAAGGCTGTACGTGCATACCATGCAGGTGAAGGCAATGTAATGAAGGGTAAAGGTATTGGTAAAAATAATAATCAATACTGGAAAGACTATCAAAGTTATATGGCTGGTATTAATGGCTATTCTGCTGGCGATATTTCATCAAAAGACTTTGATAAGCTTATTCAAGATACAACTAAAATGGCTGAGGAGCAGGCAAAACTTCGCCTTCAGTTAGAGAATGAGGTTGCTAATCAAGTAACAAAGATTAGGAATGATCTGGCCAAAAAACTTGAGGATGTTGATAAAGCTAACTTTAGCCCAGAACGCAAGGCCGAAATTAAAGCAGAACTTCAAGCACGTGCAGATAATGATATTGCTATTGCTGAGCAAGCTACAAAGACTAAGCTTGATTCATTCCGAGACTACACAAAGACGGAAGAGCAAATATTAAAAGATAGCTATGCCAAGCGTCAGTTTGAGGCCGAGCATGACCTAGATTTAACTAAAGATCAGCGTAAAGAGGCTGTTGATCTATTAGCTCAACAATTAAAGCAAGAACTTGGGTTAATGCAATTAGCTCAGGAACAGCGTTTATTTCAGGCACGTTTATCATTGCTTTCGGAAACGCAAGCCATGCAGGAACGTTACAGACTCGAACGGGAGGAAATTCTTAAGAATACCAAGCTTTCTATAGAAGAGCGGCAAAAGCTAATCGCATTATCTAAAGCCAATCAGGATAAAGAGACACGCGATAAAGTGAATAACGCTGTTCAAAACTGGGGTGGTATCCAAGCCGATATGAATGGTGCTGGCGAGTTTTTCAGACAGGATCAGGAACGTTTTAGCCGTTTAAATGCTGCAAATGATTTAGCAGATAGTCAATTTGCTGCTACCGACCTGAATGAGCAAAACTCTTTAGATGGTTTGAACGCTCAATTCGAAGCAGGGCTAATTAAGCAGCAGGATTACGAAAATCAAAAAACAGCTATCATTCAAGCTGCTCAAGATCAACGTAATCAGATTGCCACCGAATATGCAAAGAATGCTCAGGATATTGAAGATAAGTATCAGCAAGACCGCTTGAACACTCAAATTGCATTTGGTGGCCAAATGATGGGTTCTCTTACATCTATGTTTGGTTCAATGTTTGGAGAGCAATCTAAAGCTTACAAAATCATGTTCGCTGCAGATAAAGCTTATGCGATTGCAGCTGCGGGTATTGCGATTCAGCAAAATATTGCAGCAGCTTCAAAAGCTGGTTTTCCTCTTAACATTCCATTAATTGCTGGAGCTGTTGCACAGGGTGCAAGCATCATTGCAAACATCCGGGCAATCAAAGATCAAGGTTTTGCGGAAGGTGGTTATACAGGTCGAGGTGGGAAATATCAGCCTGCTGGTATTGTCCATAAAGGAGAGGTGGTCTGGTCCCAAGAAGATATTAAACGCTGGGGGGGAGTTGGTTTAGTTGAGAAAATGCGTAAGAGTGCAAACCCTGAAGCTTTTCTCAATAACAATGCCTCAGCTGATAGTGTCATGCGCCGTGCAATGATGAGCTCTAATGCCTTTATAGAAAGCCAAAAGCAAGCTGACATCTTTAATCAACCGGTTCAAGATACTCAGATTATCTATAAGGGTAATAGAGACACACCTAAATTAGCTTCTTCTGGAAATTCAGACTTATTCCATGATGGCAAGGTCTACTTCTCATCCAATGGTTTAGTTCAGGATCGTTCAAATCTGGATGATGTTCAGGACTTTACTTTAGGAAGTACTTCACGCCCTCAAGCTGAGATTATGCCTTCAATTGAGCCTGCTTCACCGACAATCAATTTCAAAATTGAAGTGATTAATCAGGTGAGTGGGGCGACAGTTGAAGCCGAACAACTGGATGAGCAAACAGTCCGGATCATTGTTAAAGATGAACTGGATAAGCAGCTTCCAAGAACGGTACCTAAGCTTGTAAGTGATCAAATCGCAAATCCAAACTCAACCATTAGTCGGTCTTTGACTGAGAATACGACAGCAAGACGGAATCGATAATGAACAAAACCGCCTTCGGGGGCGGTTTTTTCAAACTTTTTAAGATTCAAAAATCTTCGTAATACTTAGAATGATTCTGAGAGAAATGATTAATTTCATGTATCTTATAAAATAAATTCAGTAAGATTGTAGATATATCTTTTATCTTTATTAAGACATGAAAACACCAATTCCAAAAACCAAAATGGATGAGTTAGGTTCGCTGATAAACGGCTTCAAGCCTTTTGAAGTCCTTAGTGAGTTTAATTATGTAAGGTGTATGCGGTTACTTGATAGTAGTAAACAGACTGCACCTAAGGATCTTTGGCATGTTATGAAAGGGCTTATAGAGTTAAATGCTAATAATTTAAGTGAAGCAAATGAGGCAGCATTATATGTTTTAAAACATTCCAATAATTTTAGTTGTTTAAGGAATGCAATTTATATTTTTAATCATACTTTTGATTTTGATAATGTATGTAAAACAACAGATAAAATTGTAAAGCTAATTGAATTACAAAAAATGGATTCCAAAGGAATCTTACCAAGAGATCTTGGACTTATTTTCTTACTTAATGGTGAGTTATGGGCTAAGGACTCATCATTTTTATAGTGAAGCTGTGTTTAATAACAGTTTTGATCATCACACTGTACTGGCTGATATCAATGATCGACTAGATATAAGTGAAAATGATTTCAAAAAGAATCTCTTCTATTATCAAGAATACCGTTTTAAAGAATAATGCGAGAGTACTCAACCATGACTATAGCTTTATTGATGAAGAATTTTTATTACTTATATATATAAATAAACCTGTAAAAGAGATCATGAAAATTAACGAGGAAATTATTGAATTATGTTTTAAAGAAGGTCTTTTGACTGCATTTAACAAGATCTCATATACATTCGTTCCTTATAGTGAGGTTCTGAATGGATAATAAGCTTTTAGAATATTGTAATGAAATAGCATCTGCTGAAACCTCATACCCAGATTTACAATTAAGAAATGTTATCGGTAGAGCTTATTACTTCACATTTCATGAAGCAAAATATCATCTTGAAGATAGATTGAGGTGGAAGCCAACTTCAGAAAAAGGTGGGGTTCATGCAAGGTTATATAGCAGTCTTCTCAGTTATGATTCAAATGCTAATGAACAAACTAAAATAAATGCAGAGCTAGTTTATGCAAAGATCAATTCTTTAAAAAAATTAAGAACTAGGGCTGACTATAAAATGGAAATAAAGATTACGCGCGAACTTGCAAATTTTAGTATTGAAGAAGCTAAAAGAATTTCTGAGTTATTTGAACTAATTTAATTTACAACATTTGAAAAAACCGACCTTAAATGGTCGGTTTTTTATTACCTGAAGGAAAGTTATGTACAAGTTAAAGCTAAATCCTCAGACCAGCGGCTATGGCGTAACACCGGGTGATGATGTGAAACGTCAGCAGATGGATGGTGGTCGTGGTCGCTATTACATCGATGTAAAACGTAATAGCCACATTGTTGATGTGAACTGGAATTTAAGTAAAACCGATTTCAATAAAATGATGGCTTTCTGGCGGGTCTACCAGAATAAGCCAGCCTCATTCTATGCGGATCTGGTGATTGATCAGGGAGCACGTCAGCAATACCTATGTAACTTCATTCCGAACTCGTTCAAGACCAATGAAGTGAATGGCAACCTTTACCGGGTAAATGCACAGCTCGAAGTTGTTCAAAACCAGCCTAACCTTTCGGCCGATATAGCTTTGATTAAGGATTGGGAGGTCTAATGGATAACGAATATGCCAAGTTCTTTTTCAATCGGAAAGTAGATGTTTATCAACTGGAATGTATTGAGCTTTCTCATCCTTCCTTTATGAACACATACCGAATAGTTCGTAATGATGACCGAGGTGTCTATGTTCAACATAAGGAGGGAGCCGGTCAGGTCTATTATGAATTTTTGCCAGCATCTATTCAAAGATCCGGAATGCTGGGTGATCTGGACCAGACATTAACCGTTTCTATCTCTGGTCTAGGTGATGTGATGCCTGATGAGTTTGAACGGGTAATCGAAGGGCAATATCCAGATGTAAAGCCAACAGTAAATTACCGGATTTACAGTTCAGACAATCTGAATTCTCCAATGTTTTATTTACTCGGACTGCAACTCTCCAGTGTTGCAATGAACCATAAAGCTGTGACATTCAAGGCTGAATCACCAAGATTAAATACTGCGAAGACTGGAGATATCTTTTCGCTTGATCGTTTTAGTGGTTTGAAGGGGGCTATATGAAGAGTCACGATCATTTGCTCGATAAGCAATATGACGAGGAACACTACAACTGTGTTCACTTCGCGCATGAAGCTGCAATGGATCTATATGATATTGATCGAGGAGAGGCGCTTGTAGTTTTTTAT